ACTATTTACAAAATCCCCCTCACGTTTGGTAAGTCTAAAATAATCTCTAATAAAAGGAGGACTAAGTTCTTTTAGATCTTGATCACCCTTAAATTGTGATGTGTCAGGAACGTATACTTGAGGTCCAAAATATCTCTTGTCTTTGTACAAATTCTGTGGTTTTACAGTATCAAATGTAGGTTGAGTAGGCACTTCAAAATCACCAAAGCCTGACATGGCAGCATCAAAAATTCTTTTAACTTTTTCATAGCCTGTTTCTTTTGTAGGCTTTGGCTTTGGCCTTTGAACAATGCCCTGTGTTAAAACCTGTGGTACTTCATCGTATGTACTACCTTTGTTTTTCTTTGTGTTTCTTCTAGTAGGAGGAGTATACGTACTTCTTGTAGTAGTATTACGTTGAGCAGGATCAGGTTCAAAGGCTCCAAGAGAGCGAGACTTGGATATAGGTGTACCTCTTCCTTTAGACAGACCTTGCTGCTTACTTGTCTGAGTTCCTGCTGCTCTACTGTAAGCAAGTTGTTGTGCTGCAAAAGATTGTCTTGGATCATACGTCATAGTACTTATACCTTTATCATGGTGCTGGGAATATGAGATCGACTGCCCTAGAAGTAACTTTACCAAGGAAGCTACCAGCAGCAGTTTCAACAAGACCAGCCCCATCGCCATCTGCTGCAATAGTTGCAACAGCTATAGCTTTGTCTCTTTCTTTTGCGTTGTCTGCTGATGCCCACGCCCATGCTAGTAAATCTCTTTCTCTTTGTATAACATTGTTGTATGCTGTCATTGTTAAATTATTTGCAGCCAGAGCAGCGTCACGGTTCGCTTGGTTAGCTGCTGCATTAGCTGCTGTAGCAATAGCTTGCGCCCACTGAGCGTTTGCCTGTGCAATAATCAAATGGTTCTGTGCATTGAACTGATCACGTGCATTCTCTTGCTGTGCATTAAACTGTGATAAAGCATTAGCTTCACCTGCGTTAAATCTTTCCATAGCATTTAGTTGCTCTGCATTGAACTGATTTACTTGTGATCCAAGATTAGCAAAGAACTGATCTGATTGATTCTGTGATGATGCATTGAACTGTCTGGCAGCATTCATAGCAGCAGTGTCACTAAGGATAGAGTTTACAGCTTCCTGTGCTTTGAACATAGTCATCTGCTGATTATTATCTAGGTTAGATAAATCCATTTGCAAGAATGATTGTGCATTTAGTACGGCTGCTTGTTGTCTGTTGTCTAGGTTAGCCATATCCATTTGTGACATGGTAGCTGCATCTGCCATAACCTTAGCCTGTCTATTTGATAGATTAGATAGGTCTACAGTCTGAGCTATTCTAGCATTCTCAAGTGCCACCTGTTGTTCAGCACTAAAGTTTAAGTTGGCTATCTCTGATATACGTGCTGCATTTATAACCTTGGCTTGAAAGGCTTGATCAAACTCCATGTTCATAAACCTGGCACGTTGTTCAGCTTTCATCAATGCCATCTCTTGTTTGTTAGCTGCATCCATCTGAGCAATAGGTAATGCTGCTTCCATAGCCGCCTGTGTAATAGCCATACCTGCCATAGAAGTAATAGACAATCCACGTGCAGCCATAGCTGCGTTAGCTGCTCTTATAGCACCTGCAGCCCAGGGTGGTGTATTGCCATAGACTTCAAAGTCCTGCATTAACTCAGCTAGCTCACCTTTTACTGTAGCTGCTTGAACTGGTCCTGTACCAAATGTAGATGCTACTTGCTGTCTGTCTACAGTTGGTCCATCTACTAGCTGATCAGGTGTGGCTAATAAACGTGCAACAGGCTCTACTTGTTGAGCCTCGTCTAGTTGTGCTGCTTCTAGTCCTAGTGCTGATCCTGCAGTAGGGTCTATCTGCTCTGCTGCTATTTGAGCCTGTTCGTTAACTTGTCCTTCTGCTGCTTGCCTAGCTTGCATGTCTGCTGCTACTGCGTCTGCTGACATAGCAGGGTCTATCTGTGCAATCTGATCAGGCGCTGTAACTTGTGCAGCTTGGGCTGGATCAGCAAACTCTAAAGGTACAGCTTCTCTTGTCTCTCCTGCTTGTCCTGTGCCAAGAGGTATCAATGCTGCTTCACCTCCATCATCAGATACTACATTAGCTACAGTAACAGGTTTGGTAGGATCATCCATTATTTGTCTTGTAAGTTCTGATCCTTTTGGTAGCCCCTCGTTAACACCTGAGCCAGTAATTGTAGGTACACCAGTAGCAGGATTTACAGCTACGTTGCCACTACCACCTGTTGAGGTATTTAACATTTGACTAAAGGATGGACCTGCTGTGTAGTTTGCACCTGCAGTGCCTGGACTAGTTGAATATACAGGAGCTTGTTGTGTGTACACAGGTGCTTGTTGTACTGGTGCAGGGGCTGGGTTCCTGTTGGAGTTGTTTGATCCTTCTCCTCCACGTCTGCCTCTAACAAGTTCCTGCGTACTAACTTGGCCTGGGTATTGTTTAGAAAGCTTTACCCTATCAGCAAAAGAACCATCTCTCAGTACCTTATTAATTCTTTGTCTTTCTACAGCGGCATCATGGCTTGCTTTTGACTTAGCTGCAAACTCAGGTGTACCAAAGCCCTTAAATGGATTTAATGAAATCCCATCAGCAGCATTCACAGGCTGCTCAATCATACGCCTAGCTGCCATAGTGTACTTACCCATCTTTGCTGCTGCTGCAGGACTGGCTGCAAGGAATGCTTGTATAGACTTACTATCCATTGGCCCATCATAGCCCAGCGCTGGTAAGATTTTCTTTGCCATTGTCTCAGGCTTGAATCCCATAAATTTTTTAGCCATTTTTTATTTCCCTATTTGCATCCACAGTGATGCGGCAATGAATGTTATTACTGCTACGGTTGACATCTTTACAATAGTAGACCACACACCTCTTCTTGTATCACGCCATGTTTCTAGTAAGTTACGCATCTCAATTATATCTTTACGTGCAGCATCATCGTGTAACCCTACCTCACGCAATGCTGCTGTAGCACCACGCTTTGCTGCACGATCTAGCATTTCTTCTAATTCTTCTGGTGTAATGTTAGTCATTCTTTATTCACATATGCGCTTAAATCTATACTGGGTGTGTGTTCTATTATCTTAACAGTTTCCCAGTCGCCACTCTCATTTATCCTTTGATATATAGAATCTACATCAAGTGAAGTACCATAAAGGTTTCTACACTTTAAAACTCTAGCCTTTACTTGATCCACAGTTTGCCCATATAAAGCCTCACTGTCAAACTGAGATGAACTATAATACAAACCTTCTCCCGACAAGTTAACTATTTCAGCATCTGTTAGTTTTTTATCAGTAGCCCATGACCATCCTGCTTCAGCAGAACCTGCTACTTGACGTACATCAATATATGTAGTTGGTTTATTGTCTAGTGTGTCTTTCATGGCAACAGCAGTTGCTTCAGCATCTTCTAAAGTAGCATGTCTTGTATTTGCATAACCCCAATACTCTAAAGTATCATCTGTTAAATCTATACCGTTTACAGTAGTACCGTTAACCATTACGTTGAACCCCAAATTGTTCCATTATTTGTTACACTAGCCCAGTCTACTCCTCCCCAAGCAGCGCCTCCATTAGCGCCTGTCTGGTTTCTTCCATTACCTCCTTTAGCACCGTAGCCGCCTCCACCGCCACCGCCACTATCCGTTCCGCTAACAACTCCGTTACTTCCAGCAGAGTTATAAGCGCCACCGTTACCCCCATGTTCATTACTACCTGTACCACGATACCCACCAAACGCACCTCTACCACCACCGTCACCCCCTGACTGTCCTACTCCTATCCTATATCTACCTATGTTGCCTGTTATTGCGCCTGATACAGTGTCAACTCTACGTCCACCACCGCCACCATCACCACCATCATTAGAGTCAGCACCACCGCCTCCACCGCCAGCACCACCTCCATACCCACCCCTAGGGTTTGTCCTGTAGCCATTATAGCCATAACCGTTAATGCCACCACCAATAGGGAAAGGTCCACCGTTAATAACTGAGCTTGGATAAGGACCACCTTGCCCACCACCAGCGCCTCCACCACCAGATCCCATGTCATTACCTTTACTATCATTGGCTCCAGCGGCTCCGCCACCGCCACCACCAGCTAGATATGCACCTGAATTATTAGTGAATGCTACGCCTGTAGCAGCGTTTGAAACAGCATCACCACCATATTGTATTCCATATGTTGAACCTGGACTGGACTCTCTATACTGTCCGTTGCCACCCTTGCCCATAATAATACCGTTATTTATTAGTTGTAACTTATTATTAAAAGCATTTGAAATAGTTAAAGCGGCTGTTGTGTATACATTAGATATAATCCATACACCGCTATTAATAGTAACTACTGCTGTAGCACTACCATTCCATCCTGCATTAGTTAGATATGTTTCTAAATTTAAATTAGTTTGATTACTAGAGATAGTAAATGATTGCTCACTAGAAGCTCCATAGTATAAAGATATAGCATGATTTCCATGCTGATCTCCTACAGAAATAATAGACCTTATGTCCGTATCATTAAAAGAACACTCAGTGCCGCTAACACCACCTGCTTCTATGTGCAGATCATTTAAAGATATTTGACCGCTAGTCTGAAGAGCCATTCTTTAATTCCTCTATCTCAGCTTTTAATTCTTTTATGGCTTCAATAAGTAATCCATGAAGCTGATCATACTGAACTGTTTTATATAAACCTACATCACCGTCCATTTGAAAGTGTAACTTCTTTTCTTGTACAGCACTAGGTAATACTTTTTCTACCTCTTGAGCTATTACACCTGCAGATTTTTTACCATCATTATTGTAAACAAAGGTGTATCCATTAAGCTGATCAACTTTATCTAACGCACCCTCTATTTTTTCTATGTCTTTTTTTAGTCTTTCATCTGAAATAGTAGTGGAGTATGCGACAACGTTTGACTTAACATGCATGTCTCCATCGTTTTCCGTAATAAAACTTTCAAAGAAAGCATTCTTAAATTTTAACGATGTTGTACCTATGTCAACAGTGTTTGTTGTTTTAGGTCTTAGTACAGAAGCCGTTGCCACTATGTCCTGTGACGGTCCTATCTTTTCAATAGGTGCGCCCTCTGATGCTGTGCCATCGTGAGTGTGTCCAGTAGAAGCATTAAAAGCTGACTCTACCTGATTGTATTCATTGTTTATATCAGCAGCATCAATAACGCCACCTGTAACAATATTAGCTGTTGCTTGTCTTGTATAACCTGCCATAATTACTGCCTATCATGTTGTCTGTACTCAAGCACTGCTGTGTCAAGAGTGAAGGTTGGATTTGTTGAATTATCTGTAATACGCATAGATACAGTTTTGAAAGAGCCTATTAGGTTTTCAAAAAACACTTTATCTAAACTGCCACCGTATGTACCTGTACCGTACAAAGAGTTTGGAGAACCAAATACAAATACACCACTAGCAGTTGGGGTAATAAAAGTCAAGTTAGTATTGTCTGTAAGAGTTACTGCTGTATCTAGAACAATGTTCTGTTGATTTGTTACCCCTGTTACCTTTACAGTTCCTGATATACCTGTTCCTACAACTATTTGACCTACCAAAATATTTCCTGAATTATTGTCTACAGCCAAAGTTGAACTTGATGTAACTGTACCATTGACAATAGCAGTTGCAGTTGTACTACCTGCTGTAGATATGTTTATCTTAGGAGGTTGTACTACAGAGAAATCATTTGATGAATCAAAGTCTAAGTTAAACTGCACATCCAGATTCATTTGTCCAGTAGGTTCTGCATAAAGTGTTAGCTTGTATAAAGTTTTTCTTAACTGGGAATCTGTTATGGGCATGTAAGGAGATTCATAGATAGATTCAATTTTCTCACTATCAAAAGAATTGCCTGAATCCATTTCATAACAGAAGCCATCATTATTGGCAAACATAACTACTTCATCTGATCCTGCATAAGTACTATCTGCAACGTTAGCTTTTATGCCTTTAGTTGTAGCCCAACTTATACCTTCGCCACCCTGCGATATAAATTTAGTTGCAATTAAACCTTGAGCAATAGACTTTTGAACAGAGGGTAAGTATGAAAATATTCTGTACTGTGATTTGTTTCTAACTAATACAGAGCAAAAATTATCCGTTTGTGCAATAAAGTCTTTTGCATCATTAACTATACTGTCTGAGGCTACGTCTAATGCAAAGTCACCAATACGATCTGTAGCACCTAAGAGCCTAATACCATCTGGTGAAAGATAAATTATGTCTCCACCAAATTCTTGTATTGTGTCTGAGTTAGTACATCCTATCTTGTCTGTTATAGGCTCAAGGGTAAAGTCAGACGCAGTATTACCTACTAATCTTTTTATTGTGTCCGTTGTAAATATGATAAGCTGCTCACGAAATACTATCATACCTGTTATATCGTTTGCAACATTTATAGTACCTGCACCATTGGCTACACTAAAGTCATCTATGGTAGCTGGTGCTGTAAAAAATATGTTATGACCCTTGGCAAAAAATGCTGTGTTCTTAAATATTACAGCGTTGTCTGAGCCTTCTATATCAGCAGAATCTGAAGAAGACATAAACGACATAGTATTAGCAGCAGATTCGTATATACCAGGATAGCCTTTACCGTCAACAAATAAAGTCTTTTCTACTCCTGTAAAATTAAAACTAAAGTGTCTTGACTTTAAAGTGTTTGTAGCTGTACTAGTTCCTATCTGCGTCCAGTCTGTTCCTGTTCCGTAGAAATATACTGTCTTACCAACCTGACTAGAAGAGAATGTACCAAAAGTAAAAACAGTATTATCTGCAAAGTTGGCATTTGTTTGACCACTAGATAAAGTCATACTGTTTTGATCTGCTGCTATGGTAGCAACGGTAACATCACCACTAATACCTGTACCTGTCACAAACATGCCTACTTTTATATTAGTGATAAAACTAAGAGCGACATTGTCTGCTAAGGATACTGCTGTGTCTAATACAATAGCAGTCTGACTAGTTACTGTTTTTACTGTAACTGTACCAGTAATACCTGTACCTGTTACAAGCATCCCTTTAGTAATAGTACCAAATGCTGCACCAGTACCAGCTATGCTTATGCCTGTTATCGGACCTGTAGTTACAGCCGTACCTGCGATACCTACAGTTGCTACTGTGCCTGTTACTATAGCAGTTCCTGCGATACTTGCAGTAGCTATAGTACCTGATATTACAGATGTTCCTGCTATTGTAACTGCTGTTATTGCGCCTGATCCATCTACTGTACTTACAGTTATTGTCGCATCATTAGCAGTGGTAGCACCATCTAATTGTGTACCTACAATAGTAATTGTTTCACCTACTGCGTATCCTGAACCTGCAGCACCTATGGCTACTGTATATGTACCTGCATCTCTGGTAACATTAAATGTAGCACTAGTACCAGAACCCCCATATCCAGATTGAGTAGGGTTAGTATAAGTTTGAGAAACGCTGTTCACACTGCCTATGGTTATAGTTGCGTCATTAGCAGTAGTAGCACCGTCTAACTGTGTACCAACTACTGTGATAGTTTCTCCTACTTTGTATCCGCTAGTACCTGCGTTAGCAATAGCAACGCTATAAGAACCACTACTTCTAGTAATATTAAATGTAGCATTAGTACCAGAGCCACCGTATCCAGACTGATTTGGATTTGTGTGGGTAACAGCAACGTTGTTTATACTATTTATTGTGACAGTTGCATCATTAGCAGTAGTAGCTCCTCCTAATGCCGTACCAGCTACAGTAAGAGTTTCTCCAACTTTGTAGCCACCAGTACCTGCGTTACCAATAGCTACACTATATGAACCGCCATTTCTAGTAACATTAATAAGAAGACCAGTACCACCTCCACTATATGTGTAAGCTGCACTGCTGTAGAGAACACTAGCAGCCACACTTGTAACTGTCGCTGTTAAGTCGTTAGCTGTGCTAGCACCGCCTAAATTAGTACCAGCTATTACTACTGTCTCGTTAACAGCATAGTCAGCCCCTCCTGCATTCACCGTTGCTGCATAAGTGCCATTTGTATTTGTTACATCAAAGGTAGCACTAGTGCCATTTCCTGAAGCAGTACCTGTTACTGCAGTAAAAGGACGTACTCTGTCTACTACTACGTTTTTTGTTGAAGTGGTAGCACCATTGACTACTGCAGTGGCTCTGTTATTATCTAGAGTTACTGTAGACGAAGAACCAACAGTTGCGATACTCCAGCCCATGCCAGAATGCGAGGAACAATAGTAGAACAATGGAGGCGCACCCAGCGCAACAGTTATCTCAGTATACGCTCCTGAGCTACCTGGAGTTCCTACTACTGTTACACCTGTTGTATACTGTGTACCTGCAGGTGAAGCATGTGTACCATTTGCTGTAGTACTAAAACGTAAGGGATGTCCAGCGTTACTTGAAGCACTTTGATCAAACCTATATGTAGCTCCCTCGTTTAAACTTAGTGCAACATCTGCTGTAGCGGTAGACCCACCGATAGCATATTTATTTGTAGATCCTACATTGTAGTAAGGGTGGTTTGCTGGGTTACCTGATACTACTGTAACTACAAAAGTACTAGTGGTGGTAGTAATACTATTACCCATAGCATTACCATGCGTAACGCAGTAGTATAGAGCAGGTTCCGTACCAGAAGTAGGCATAACAATAGTTACAGTTGCACCACTACTACCTGCTGTTCCTGATGATGTAACTCCTGAAGTAAACGCTGAACCACCTGCGTCTTTAAAACCTAAAGGGTGACCTGATACACTACTATCTGAAACATCAAATACATAAGTAAAGCCTCTGTTTAATGTTAATGCAGGTGCGGTAACACCATTGAAAGCAAACTTATCTTGACCACTATCATTTACAACTGTCACTGTGTAATTTACAACAGTATTACTAGTATTGTTAACAGTAGAGGTAGCTGTCTGAAACTCTGTTAAAGTAGAATTATCTATCTGCCTAGCTACCACAGCCCTGCCTGAAGATACAACTTTTAATGCTTTTATATCTCCTGACCCAGGAACTTCTGTATCACTAAACTTAGAAAAACCTTTTAGCTTACTGTATCCTCCCTCTTTGTTTGCCTCAAAATTTTGAAGAACAGTAGCAGAACCTATAGCATTTATACCTTGCTGCAAAGGAGTTAGGTTAGAGATCAATCCACCCTTGAACTCCATAGGAAATGTAGACCATTGTGTTGGCATTAGAAGTGTACTCTCGTGTCTCTTATGTACGGTGTTCTATTTATATTGATAGTACGTAGATTTTTAATCTGTTGTTGGAACTTGTTAAGTGCTACTTCAGAAGCACCTGTGTCCCCTCTAAATTGAAAAGTGTAATACATTGCACCGTCTACTATAGCAAATCTATACTGCTCTGGCAAGGCTGGTACGTCTAGTGCATTTTCTAAGTCGTAACCTGCTGAGTAATATTCGTAAACTATAGTGTAAGCTTTGTCAGGCACAGGATGACATAACAATTCTCTGCCAGGAGTTCTTACAATAAACTTCGGTACACCACGTATGTCTGCTGAGTTGTTAAATTCATCATCTGCATACTTTTCTAGCCATTCTTCATATACTAAATGCTTTAGTTTTTCTGTTCCTACATTAAGAGTGTTATCTCTTTTTATACGAAAGGAGTTCATGTTTATTGTTTTTGCATCTGAAGGATAAAAGTATTTCATAGCACCTGCAGCTAGTACAAGATCTGACTGCACATGGTTCCAAGGCCATTCAAACTCTTCTTGATTTATGTGTCGTATCGCAGCGTTGACTGAATCTTTTGCGACATTATAGTAACCTACAGCAGTAGCGAAGTTTGTACTGTCTAAAGCAACTTCATTCAATCTAGAATTAACATCGTTAACTAAGCCAAGAAAATCGTAAGCCATGTTTATCTTTCCCTAATAGGTAGTAATATTGTACGCTCATAGCTGAGTCCTTGAGCAGTAGTAATACTACACGTAGTTTTATACCTTAAATTATTTGTACCTAATCCAAATCTTGCAGTAGCTACATTGCCAGAAGTACTAGGAGCTACAAACTGTAATCCATTCACAGTAGTGCCGTTAGATAGGGGGCCAGTTTTAGTACCGTCCGCAGCCTCAATAAACCATTGTGCTGATACTAATGTGTCAGATCCTAGAAACCTAGACCAGTCTACGCTAAAGTCTGCAACTTCATCTGGGTCTTTTTCAGGCCATTTGTAAGAAGACATAGTTCAATCCTTAATTAGTTATATATACTACTCTGTCCAGTCTAGTAGGCTCTATGAATACTCTTCTATCTTCTGGCATAATAAATACAGAACGTATTTGATTTAGGGTAGGACCAGCAGGAGGTATTAATATTGTTCTATTTTCTGGGCGTACATAGACAGTAAAAGTGCCTATTATAGTAGGTGCTAATATTACAACAGTTCTACTTCTATCAAACCTATCAGCAATACTGTTAAAATCAAAACTTTCCCCTATAGGGTTATCAAGATTTTGTAGTATGTTAGCAAGTACGTTAGCTGATGTTACATTAGCTTTACCTGATATATTAGGTAGTGTTGTACTTATGGTAGCCGATAAAGAGGTAGTACTTGTGGTGGCTTGTGCATCAAATTCTACAGAGTTTAGAGCAGAGACTATTTGATTTAGAGTTGTTAGTGTTGTATTTGCCACACCGTTTATGGTAGGCAAGGTAATTGCAGAAGGACTTACTACTGCTGTGGGTGTTATGTTTGCTATTGCTGTTAGTGTAACAGAGTTTATGCTTGACGCAGTTAATACACTGTCAATAGTTATACGTGAGAATCCACCAAAGTCAATAGCTGGTGTACCAAAAGTACCAATAACTGTTGGTAAAGATGTGTTTGCAATACCTGTAAT